AAGTCTGGTATTAACAAGGAAGCAGTGAAGGATGGACTGTTGAAGTTTTTTGCAGGAGACGAGGCAAAGGTCGAAGGAGCCCTAAATGCCATTCAGGATGGACTTAAAGTGAAAGAATCTACCTCTCTTTCGTTAACTGGTATAAAGGAAAAACCCGAACAAGAAAATAAGTAACTACAATGGTTTGGAGCCAATACGTTTATGAAGCTACCACTGGCCTAGACACCTACGCCAGTGATGACGATGAAATTAATGACAACACTCCTCTGAATATTCATGACTGGGAAGTCGAATATTCAGATGAACTCACCATGTTATGGAACCTGACAAGAACTCTTCTCGAAGATGCCACACTCACCCATTCAGGAGACTATTGGGACTTTGTTGATTTTTGTTTCCAAGAACATAACAATTCCATGACACGTGTGACTTGGGAATACCAGGAGCAAACCCAATATTACGAAGAACGCTTGTCTCACACATGGAATAACATCAGGCGTTGTGTAATGGACAACGGTCTCTACGAAGAAATCCTACGGGGCACATCCTTTTATGACTTTGTGGGGTTTGCGAAAAATATTATTCGTATATATTAAATGATTCCCGACATTACGTCAAAGAAAGTTGCCATACCAGCCGGTCTATTCCTCGCTCTCAGCCCAGGTTTTTTATTAACCACAAATGGAAAAAAATTAAACTTCATGAACGGGAAAACAAATCAAATGGCGGTTTTGTTCCACGCGCTCGTATTCTTCCTCGTTTACAGTCTCATCGCAAAGGCTATGGGTATTGTTCTCACAAAGACCGATCTCATCGTGACTACAACTCTCTTCATTGCTCTCAGCCCAGGTCTCCTCCTTACACTCCCACCAGGATCTGGTGGCGTTCTCCGGTCGGGACAAACCAGTATCCCAGCAACTCTCACCCACGCCGTAGTGTTCGCGGTGGTTTTCGCGCTTTTACGTCGTCAATTTCCTCAATTCTACTAAGAAGAAGGATGAAATACCTTATATTAGGACCCGCGGCGATGGGTATATTTACTTTAATTGGGGCTTTAAAGGTATTGGAAAATGATTTAGTTGATGTTGAAGAAATTTCGGGATCATCTGCGGGTGCTATTATAACATTATTTTTAGCTACGGGGATGACTGTAGATGAGATTCTTACAACCTCACTATCAATAGATATCCAACAACTTATGAAAATTAAAATTAGGTCATTTTATAATAAATTTGGATTTGTGGATGTAGATCCAATACGAAAAAAACTGGTGGATGTGTGTGGTTTCGACCCAACATTCAAGGAAATTGATATGAAAATATATATTTCAGCATTTTGTTTGAATACATCTCAAACTGTATATTTTTCAAAAGATACACACCCGGATATGAAAGTAATAGATGCGGTGTGTATGAGCATGGCAGTTCCTTTTATATTTGCTTGTGGAAAATATAATGGATATACATACGTTGATGGAGGTACTATGGAACAGTATCCGCTAACACCATTTATAGATAAAAAGTCACATGAAATTACATGTATAAAAATAAAATCAAATAATATTTTTCAGGAGAATATAGATAATCCAAAGCAATTTGTCGAATCGTTGATTCTTTCAACACTATCAAATAGGTATACATATGATAAACCAATCAAAATCATAGAAGTAAACGTAGAGAATACAAATGTATTCGACTTTAACATGTCATACGAAGAAAAGGTGAAACTATATAATATGGGATTTTTAAATTAAATACTTTTTTTTGTTAGTATAATACATATGATAGACGCGTGTGATCCAGACGCGGATATAGATATTCTCCGGAAGCTTATAAAGCTTAACACAGGGGACAACCTTACACTAACAAGGAAAGAAATATGTCAAGTATATGACGATATACATGACGACAAATTACCCCTCCCACCATTGATAATGAATTCAAGTCGAACCTATTTAATCGACAAAAAATCACCACTCAAAGTGCGTGATTATGAAATTCTTTTCGACTCTTCATCAAAACGAGCTGATCTCAGAAGAATTGCATCTAAAATAGGTCTTAAACGTTTAGAGCCTTTGACGAAAATTCAAATTATTGATGCGATTGGACGACGTCTCAGATACATGAATATCCGCGAACCTGTTAAGTTCGGACGGAAAAGGGGTGTCGTAGTAAAAAAAGAGGAATTTGTAAATAATTTCAACGTAGCAGCAAACAACGTAGCAGCAAACAACGCAGCAACGAACAACGTAGCAGCAAACAACGCAGCAACGAACAACGCAGCAAACAACGCAGCAACGAACAACGCAGCAACGAACAACGGGTTCAAGAACAATGGGTTCAAGAACAATGGGTTCAAGAACAATGGGTTCAAGAACAATGGGTTCAAGAACAACAATTCTGCTTTCAATAATACAGAAATCAGAAATAACTTTAACAAACCAAATGGACGTAATAAAACGGAGTTCCCTAAAAACGGGTTATTTAGGAGAGATGAAAAACCCAGATTTTTGGGTGGAAATCGTTCCGCAGCTCCAAAATCTAAACCACTATTTACAGGTTTATTTGGGGGTAAAAAAAATAAAAACTTCATCAAGTCAGATAAGTTTAATGGTGCCAAAAATGGATATGTGTTCAAAACTAATAATGAAGGAACGGGTTATTACAAAAACACGTATCGCCCCGTTCAAGGACCCGAACGTAAAAATGTCGTAACTAATCGAATTGGAGAGGGTGGGGGTAATCCTTTTAACAATGTTAATAATCAAAAAGAAAAGATCAAAAATCTTGAACAAAAGTTGCTCAACAAAAATAAAGAAAATAAGGAAAAAATTAATGCGCTAAAAAAAAACGCCAATTTGAGAATTTCAGAAATTAGAGAAAAATCAAACCAAAATAAGCAGAAAGCTGAGCAAAGACTTCAAAATGCAATGAAAAATCTTAATCAACAAGTTGCTAATGCCAAGAAAGAAGGTGGTGAAGCGGCACAACAAGAAGTCAATAATGCGAGAGCTTTGGTTAACAAAATAAAACAAAACATGAACGATATAAAAAATCAAACCCAGAAGAATATAGAAAATATAAGGGAAGCATCGGAAAAAAAGACTGAGAACTTACAAAAGGAGTTAGATTCCAAAAATGCTAACATTGAAAAACAGATTGGAGAAATGGAGGTAGCTAAATTAAAAATAGAAGAAGCCGAACAGAAGCGTTTACAAAACATGGAAAATGCGGGGAAAAAACTATCCGAAGCCGAACAAAAACGTTTAAATAATCTTGACGCCAAAAATATAAATACCCAAATAAAATTAAACCAAGCCGAACAAAGGCGTTTACAGAACATGGAAAACGCGGGTAAAAAAATGTCCGAAGCCGAACAAAGACGTCTAAACAATCTGAATGCTAAAAATATGAAACTTAATCAGTTGGAAAAACAACGTTTAAAAAATAAAGAAAATATGGAAGCAAATGCTGCAGCTAAAATATTAACTGCCACCGCGGTTTCTGAGGTAAAACTAAAAAATCTACAAAAGCAATTAAACGCGGCAAATTCTAAAGTTAATGAAGCCAGGCGTGAAATGAAAAATGCAACCAATAAGGAAAAACAGGTGTTACAGAATCAAATTAATAACCTACAAAAACAAATTGAACAAAAAGAAAATAATTTAAACAAAGAACGAAACAATATACAGCGAAAAAGAGAAGAACTTAATCGTAATCGTAAACGCCAAGAAGAAAATAGACGACGTCAACAACAAAAACTCAATGATAATCGGAGACGACAAGAAAACGATTTGAAAAAACAGAGAAATAAACAAGAGGAAGAGGTGATCCGTAAAGCTAGGGAAGAGGAGATTCAAAGGAAACAAAGTGAAGAGATCCGAAGAAAACAGTTAGAAGAAATTAGACGGAAGAAGGAGGAAGAGAATCGGAGGAAGAAGAAGGAGGAAGAGAACCGGAGGAAGAAGGAGGAAGAGAACCGGAGGAAGAAGGAGGAAGAGAATCGGAGGAAGAAGGAGGAAGAGAATCGGAGGAAGAAGAAGGAGGAAGAGAATCGGAGGAAGAAGAAGGAGGAAGAGAATCGGAAAAGAAAACGAAATGAAGAAGCTGCAGCCGCATCTAAAAAGCTTGTAAATGATGCTTTGAAAAAAGTAAAGTTAAATGCTGAAAAGAATCGCCTAAAGAAGTTGGTGAAAAATTCAAAATTAAATACAAATCCATTTTGGGGTATTGAAATAAACGCCTTAACAAATGTAAATAAGGGTAAAAATATCGAAAAAAAGATTAGGAATAGATCAGAAGTTGTAGCTGACCAAGCAATCAACAATAGAAAAAAGGTAGTCACGAATAAAGCTAAACAAATTGTCGCTGGACCATTTGGTCGAATTGGTTTGTGGAACCGAGAGATAAAAAGTGCCACAACTACAGAAAGATTGAACGTTATTAATTCAGAACTAAATAAAAGGCGACAATTCATCAATAAGGTTGAACGCAATACGCGTGAATATGGGGAATTTCCGAGTGCTGGTCGAACATCTGTAAAGCAAACACTAAAGAATCATGCAAGGCAGTATAAACGAACCCTCACTAATTTAGAAAATCGGTTTGCCGCGATACCACGCCAAAAAGTATTGTCAAATAAAATGAAAATGGGGCGTTTGACTGCTTTTACCGAACAATATTACAACATAAATAGTATTAATAAATTGAATAAGCTCGAGCGTGTTATTAATGATCTCATCTCCAAACAACCCAAAAAAGTTCCAATGCAAAACTTTAAAACCTATGATAATCCATTAGTAAAAAATAATAAAATCCCCAAAGATATGACTAAAATTAATAATCCAGTTTTTAATTCGAAAACTTTACCACCCGCTCCACCCAAACGTTCTTTCAAAAATGTGGGTCGACAAACAGTAACAAATGTGAAAATGCAGGGTATTCGTAACGCCACCAATATTGCTAGAAAACAAAAGGCTATACGGGAAGCCCAAGGTCCAGAGAGAATAAAGTTGGCTCGTGAACTAGCAGCTGAACAAACAAGGCAGGGTGGGTCTAACAAGACTAAACGAGCTGCAGGTGTTATCCAGGTCCCACTGACCAGCGCCAATAGACTTAGTGCTATTTCGTTTGTGAATAAGTTACGTTCTAAATTACCACCAGGACGTAATGCAGTTTACAAGGGACAAATTAAGCGTGCAGAAACTAAAGCAGCTCTAAATGCTATTAAAAAAAAGGTCGAGATTGAAAGTAAGAAACCTAAGTAATGTTACGAAAAATAAAAGTAAACGAACACAATGGACTACGACGAGTGCACCGTTATGACTGAAATGCCCCTCGGTGATGAAGTTGTGGATTTCATTGAGAAGGGTCTCCACCGAGACATGACCGACAAAGATGTGATTGAATGGTGTG